ATGCTGCGGCCCCGTTGGCGTACCTACTCCACCTGAACTACCAGTTGATTTAGCGCCCCAATTAACCTTAGCGCCTTCAATCTTGTGCATAAAGTTAAAAAACAGGTCACCAGAAGACTTTTCCTGCTGCGCGGCGTTGGTATACATCAGATTTAAAGACTTGTTGAACCGACTCAATTCGGATTCAGCGATTAACTGAATAGCATCACCACCATCGGCACCGACTGACATGTTCATTTGATCCATGAACCCCGCCCAGATTTGGGTAGGATCGGAAATTAAAACATCGTCAGTATCAAGAACACCAAGGTAAACCGTGACAGGATGGAGGTAGTAGTCTTCGGTTAAAGCCACGCCTGATATCGTTGCGTCTAATCCGCTTAAAGTGAGCGTAATAGCGTAAGGACTGACATCAAGACCTTCTTCAACCTGTGAAATAGATCCAAGGTCTCCAACACCCAGCCAGTCTTGACCGCCCCAAGTATACATTCCCAATGAGTTGTGAAGGTAAACCGTACCAGACGGAAACTCCAACTTTGCAAAAGACACAATTGCAACGTGCTGTTGTGCTAAAGCTGTGGCTACATCTGCGGGGAATCCTCGGCTCATGCTAGAACATCCTCTACAGCCTCAATCGTGAAGTTTGAAACTTGTCCTGGCTGCGTATCCCAAGACGTAGATCCTGCAAGCATAAACACACCTAGAACAGGGTAAAGGTAATCTATGGCATCGCCGTCATCGGTAGGCTTTCTGATCGGTGGCGCAATAGGAACCGCAATTGTACCCGTTCCCGTTGAGCTGCAAGCTGCCGTTACCATGTGAAGCTCATTGTTGAACGCTATGTAATCACCAGCCTTAAAATAGTCCGTTACGGTAAGGTTTGCGTCTCTGACGTTAAGCGTTGAGCCAGTTTGACCAGCACCATTGACAACGATAGCATCACTAACCGCTGGCGCATTACCCCGCCTAACAAACCCGTGATCTTGAACATAGAACCTGTGCTGCTGACCGTTTAGCTTAGTCAAGAACGCTTGCATCTCTGCCCGATCATCACCTGTCAGGTTGTTAAACTGAAGCGTAGCCTTCCACAACGATCCTTTCCGAGCTACCGTCTGGACTGAGTTAGTCAACGGGCTCTGAAACGTCCTAGTGTTCGTTACCAGCTCAAAAGTGTTTGAGGATGGGGTTATGCTTGGGAATGTGTAAGTCGTCATTAACCGAACCTTCTACGCCGCATGAGATCTTGTATGCTAAGTATCGTTTGTTGTGAAGTCTGCTGCATTGCTGCCCTGATCTTCATATCTACATCAGCACCAGCGCCAGTTGCGTCAATGTTGTTTACAATTGTAATTCCGCCAGCTTGACCTTTGGTGTGATCAATGACAGTTTCATTCGGGTGAAGCATAGCCATTTGGCCACCTTTCCCGTCAAGACCGCCAGCTCTAGCACCGCGACCTGTAAAGCCACCGCCTTCAAACGACTGTGCTTTGATCTGAGCGACTTGGCCCAATCCAGAAGCAACCGTGGCAGCAGCCATTGCAAAGTTCAATGGTGGTGGGTAACTTGACATCGCAAGCGTTGCGCCTTGATAAGTCTGCATGATTGCTTGGGCTATCTGAAAGGCTTTGTTTAATTGAAACAGCTTTTTGTTATTGGACGCGATTCCTGAGAACTGATTGCTCAACTCACCTAATACATGGCTTGTCTGAGCCGTTGCAGATTTCATTTCAAATTCTTTTCGCTTCTTTGCCCCTGCTGATGCTTGTTCTTGGAAGAATGTCAGCTTCTCTAGCAATTTGCCGCCATTCTTATCTAAATCATCAAGCATCACTTTGGCAGGTGAATTGTCTGAAATAGCCTGAGCTGCGGCTTGAGACTCGGCAACTATTCGTTCATACAATAAAGTGATCCTGTCGCTTGGCAAAGCGCTGTTTGTAAACTCAGCCATGCTTGCAATCACCGCGTCGATTGCCGCTTGGGTCTCGTCTGATCCTTGTTTTATTTCAGCGTTAGCTATGAAAGTTCCTTTTCTTAGCCGTTCCTGTGCGTCTATCTGCCAATTTGTAAATTCCTTCCTCGTTATTTCTTGCTTCATTAAAGCCTGAGTCATTCGCTGCTCTTGCTTTATATATTCAGCCATTCCTGCTGACGGCTCAAATACATCTTGCAGACTTTTTTTAGCCTTTAAAGCAATTAATTCAAGCGCCAGAATTCCATGCTGAACCATCTGAATCGTATCGAGCACAAAGCCAAATCCATTAACTAACGCTTGTGCAACGTCTTGGCCTATATTTCCAAAGCCTTCAGTGTCCAATGCTGCTTGATAAAATTTAGTTGCTACATCATCGATTATTGGACTAAACGCTGCCCCTAGTTGATTGCCTAGCCCCGTGAATACACCTTTGGCTTTAGTGACAGCATCGTTTGCCAGCTCAATCTTTGCAGCATCAACCCGAGATACCGCAATACCCAGATGATCTGCTTCTTCTGCCATCTTGGTCAAGTTCTCAGAACCTGCGCCGATCATGTTTAGAACAGAAACACCGCGAGCACCGAATAGCTCAGTTGCGATTCTTACCTTGTCTGCTTGAGTTGTTACACCTTGCATCGCATCAGCGACTTGCAACATCTGCTGATCTAACGGTAGCTTTTCTAATACGCCAGCACTCAAACCTAGTTCAATCAAGGCATCTTTAGCGACACCCGTACCATCGGCGGCATCACTGACACCGACAGCAAGATTCTGTAATGATTTTTCTAAGGTTTTATTTTCTACGCCAGCAAGGCTTGCAGCGTGTTGGAGTCCAGCTAAAGACTCGGTTGCTATACCTAAACGATCAGAAGTCTTCGCAAGCGCATCGATTGATACCATTGACGCTTTGGTCAAGGCAACACTAGACGCAACACCAGCAGCCGCAAAAGCAGTTCCGATCTTCGCAACTCTAGTTACTGATGCACCGATTGATTTATTTAACGATGAAAGCCGCTTGCTGACTGACTTAAACGCTGCCGCAGTCTTATCATGCGCTGTAATTGGAATATTAACTGGACTTATTGCCACGTTCTTTCACCTCAAAATATGCAATCCAGCCCTGATACTCGACCACGCCCATCTGTAATATCTCATCTACTGTTTTATGTAGATGTTCCGCTAACTGATAGCAGAAAAGTAGAGCATGATCGTCTGTTAGTTTTTTTCGAGATCCTCGGGCTGTGGTTGAAGTTCTGCTATCTGACCAGCCACCCTGATTAAAACGTCTGGGTCAACTGATCTTACTATCTCAGACATTTCCAATTTCTTGAAGCAAGGATCACCGTTGCCGTCAATCAGGTAATAAACAAGGCTCAGTGCCAATCCTTCGTCCATCTTATCTGATGTCAGTTTGGACTGGATTTCCATCTTCTTTTTAACAGAAATTTGAGGCCGAACATAATACGTTCCGCCCCATTCTGGAATTTCCAATGGCTTAGGATCTTCAGCCAGAACACTTTGATAATGTTCTTTAGCCTTGTCTAAGATACCCATTAAACAGTAGAAGCAGTCAACGCACCGCTACCTTGCAAGCTGATAGAAGCCTCAACCATCCCATCAAATGATGATGAACGGCTGACACCTGTCACGATGCAAGAACCTGAATAATAAGTGTCACCAGCAACCTCGCCTTCTGGATAGAATCCGATAGTGACAGCAGCGCCTACCGTTAATGCGCCTTGGCCTGTGGTGTCAGTTTCGTCCCAATAGACATCCGCCGAACCAGTGAAAGACGTTAGCGTAGGAATAAAGCTGCGCGCCGTGTCGGTCATCACTGTATCTTCTACAGTGTCACCAGTTTCCTCGATGCTAAAGCTGCGTAATTCTGCAACAGTATTAACGCCGACTTTAATTACACCGTCTCGTCCGATATGTGTAGCCATTTATGACTCCTTTTCTTCAATTGGATCTTCAGCTTTAGCTTCTGCCTTAGCTTTAGATTTTGCTTTCGGTTTTTCTGACACCCAACCTCTTGTCAGCATTGATTCCACTTTTGACGGATGGGCATCAACTTCAACCGAACCGTCTGCGCTAAATAATTTCATAGATCACCTATAATGGAGTCTGTGGATCGTTTACTGCCGTCCTGTATTGAACAGCATAATTCAATCTGACAACACCAACAGGCGATTCACCTTCGCCATTATAACTGATTTCTGTCGATGTTAATTGTATAAATTTCGCCAGATTATTTAAAGTCCTATCGGCACCTAATGCCGTTTCAACCTCGGCGCAAATGGTGTCAACGGTATCGTCAAAGTCAGTGTTAGCCTTGACAAAACCTTCGATTAAAACAGACACTTCCCGCTGGGATACTAGACTTGATCCCATGATGTCAGTGCCAGAATCTTCTGTTGTTGTGTAAATCAACAAAGCAGGAAGGTTTGAGTCCTGCAAAGGATAAACCCTGGACTGAAATACGTTAGATCCAGTTGTAGCCAACCCTGTGCAAGTAGTCGCCACCTGTTCGCGGATCTGCTGCCTAACGTGTGTCATTGTTGTTCCATCGCAACTTCAGTCATACCCGTTCCATCTGGCCTGACATTTACTGCTTTATACGTTATCCCACTGATTAGGAATGTATCATTGTGCGCTAATGAAGGCGCATCTGCTGTTCTTAATACCGCAATTGGCTGTGACATTTCCATGCCGACAGTTCCTGCTTCAACAGCGTAGTATTCGTTTAAGAATATAACTTGAACCGCGCTAGGCGACCCGCCAAACGGCGTATAAGTGGCACTTACACCAAAGTCGTTGAGCATTATTAGCCTATCTGCGGCAGTCTCAACTGGCATTCTTTTTCCTTCGCTTAGGCTTCTCTGGCGAATCCTCTAACCCGACAGAACGATTCTCGACGACTGGCTCAGAATAAGGCGTTATCCTACCCATTGACAAAAGCGCTTTTTCATCATCACCAGAAACCTCTACAACGGAACCCGCTGTTATAGGCTGCCTGTTGATAACGCAATTTTTTAGAACTTCATATTTCATAAATCACCTTAAGAATTGGGGGGCCGATATGACCCCCCTATCTTATAGCTACTAGCTACCGCCGTCGTTACCGAGGCAGAAGCTGACTGCGTGACGTACTGCAACATCGCAAGTTTGCATTGCAATGATTCGTACATTCCCGCTAGTTGCGCCAGCGTATGGATCAACCAAGATGTCCAAACCACTCCAAAAGCCAATGAGCAAGTCATTGAAGTTCCCGAAGTAAGCATCACCAGATGCTGCTTGGTTAGACAGGATGGCTCGATAGCCATTGACAGTACCACCAGGCTCAACCACGAACTGTGCAGTTCCAGTTGCTTTCTCGGTAGTCTTCAATGCGCCAACCATTGCTGCGTTCATGATGTAAGCTAAGTTGCCAGACAGAGCATTGTCTTCTGCAACCTTGGTTTCCATCTCAACAACTTGTGCATAAGTAGGAACAAGGATCGGAGAAGTACCGAAGTCAACAGTGTTGATTCCAGCAGTGTTCTTAATCCCAGTCGGAGCGCCGCCAGTACCTGGGCCTTGCAATGCACCTAAGTCGATAGCCAAAGCAATTGCTTGTGCCAAATCGTCACGAACCAAAGATTCAACAGACAATGAAGACTGCTGAAGTAATTGGCGAGTGATGTCGGTGAATGCACCAAGGTGCCGTGGGGTCATGCTGACAGAGCTAACCGTCATTTCTGATTCAGAAACGGGGTTGCCTTCAGTTACCCAGCTAGAAGCAGAAGCAGTTGCTTTCTTGGGGATCTTAACATCGCCAGAAAGACCACTCAGCATCCGAGCGCCAGCTTGCATTACGCTAGATGAGTTGCGGAGAACGTCGATAAACTCGTCGCCTCTGTAATCATCTGAGAACAATGCTGCTTCGTCAGTCGTGTTCATGTCACGCTTCCAGTTCCGCAGAACGTCAGAAGGTAGCATGATGCCTTGAGCTGATCGGCCATACTGTTCAGCAGCAGCGCGAGAACATTCGAACTCGAACTTGGCAGCTTCTTGAGCACGTCGATCATGTGGGTTTGCCAGAGCATTGATAGCCTTCAACAAAGAAAACCGCTTGGCTTCCTTGTTAGACAGACCAATTTCATTGCTTTCCAGCGCCTTTTGAGAACCGATTACTTCTAAGAGTTCGCCACGGAATTCTTCGATTGATCGACCTTCTGAAATTGCACGCTGTGCAAGGTCAGACTTATTGTGTCGAGCACCAAGCTCAACGATTGATGCTGCATTCTTTTGTTCGGCTTTGCGAGCTTCACTCTGAACCGCAGCAACGTCTACTACATTTTCTTCAGACATTGTTATTACCTCAATATGTGGTTTTTCGGTTTGGTTTGAAGGCTTGCTAGACCGACCCACGCCAACTGTCACATCAGCGGGGATACTTACTAAACTTGCCTCTAATGGCCGCCAAGACTTGGCCACATAAGTGTCCTTGCCTCGCTTTTCCATTCTTGCGATGGAGTAACCAACGGAAATGTTGGCCTTTATACCATCAACAACATCGTCGAATGCCTCTTTAGCCAGTCCGTTTCGTCCAAAACGTACCTTCGCGCGGAGTCGCCGCGTATCGCCATCGAGTTCGACAGATTCTACAACACCAATTTGCTTGTTAGGATCATGATCCAAAAGCAACGGTGCCCTGCCTGATGCGATAAAGCTCATGTCTATCGCTTCAGCAGAATGTTCTAATACTTCATTACCAAATGATCTTTCAACAGGTTCTTCTGATGAAATAGCGATCATCGCTGTTCGGCCTTCTTCATCAATCGGGCCTTTATCTATTTGCATGGCTCTGTGAACAACTTCTTCAGAAGATCGTTCGATATCTTCAGCCATAGCCTTGTAATCTTCATCAACGGCAACTTCCTCTACCTCAATTTCTGGCAAAGGCCCGTCGAATTCTTCTGTTGCTTGTAAATCTTCCATAGATTTATCCTTAGCTTATAACTAATACTGCTTAGATTATCAAATATCAGTGTTATGTGGAATAAGTTTCGACGCTTTCTGAACGCCCGTATTTATCACCCCAAGTGCTGTTGCGTTACTACCGACCAGATTATTAACCGTCTCATCAATTACATTTGCCGTACCCGTGGAATTGTCTACAACCCTGCAAACACCCCTGACAGGTATATAACCTGCTGTCACCGAAGAATGGATGATACAAACGCCAGAGCTAAAGTCTAAACATAGATCGCCATCACCGCTTGTGTCTGTGTGATTCCTAAGTTCGATTGCTCCTTGGTAGTCTCGCAGAATCAACTGACCATTACCATTAAAGTCAATGATCGGCTGCTGAGTGCCAGCAAGTCTGTTTGAGAAGCAAGATAGCAAAGCCAGAAGCTCGCCACCGTTAATCTGAATGCTGCCGTTTAATGAGCACTGAAATATGAACCCAGATGTGAACGTGATATCTAACAAGATACAATTTCTGTATACGTTGTTTCCGTCAGCAGTGCCTTGAATTGATATGTTATTAAATTCGCAATACTGAACATTAGCCGAAGGCTCAACCGTTAAGACAATCACGCCAGGATTGTCGGACGTGAAAACATAACCGTCTGAAAAGTCTGTGTTTGCCAGTGACGTAGATTCCAGAATCCTGATTGTTCTTGCACCTTCTTTTATCGCAAGTATCTTGGCATCATCAAAATTGTTTACTGGCTGGGTTCTAGTCCCAATCGGAACGTCTGTACCTGCCTGGCCGTTAATCGTGTCAATACAAATCTCGCCGCCGTATGCCGCAGAAAGGATAACCGATAGATCCTGCAAACCTGCTGAGTTCGCAGATCTAACCGAGACCTGGTTGACGTTTACCACATCGCCGACATTAGAATTGGCACCGACTAGGTTGACAGCGTACTGACCATCTTCAAACGTAATAGAAT